GCGTCCCTCAGATAAGGGACATGAGGAAGGGGCAACCACTAGCCTAGCTCAGCTTCGTGGCAGTGCTGCCATTGCACAGCTTAGTGACATGGTGATATCACTGGAGAGGAATGGACAGGCTGACGATCCTATTGAACGCAACACCACCAAGGTGAGGGTTTTAAAAAATCGTTTCGCAGGTTCCACTGGTCCTGCTTGTAGCTTGCTTTATAACAAAGACACTGGCAGAATGTTTGAGATTGATGAATCAATGGAAGGGACAATGTTATGAAGAAGTGGAATGGATTAGACTATGCCATCACAGGTACAGCCAATCTTTGGATTGGTAACGAGCGTGTTGAAGTTTTGGTATACGATTCTCAAAAGATGATTGAGCTATTGGTTGTGAGAGATCAGATGTCTGTTGATGAAGCAGTTGAATTCATAGACTTTAATATTGAAAATGCTTACATAGGAAAAGACACACCTGTTCTGGTATGGGAATATCATGATGAGGATAAGATATGTTTATCAGGGAATAGAGAAGATAAAATAAAAGAACTAAAAGAAGAATTAGAAAGAGAAAAAGAAAGCACTTATGATAAGGATTATGTAGGTAATCGTCATATAAGACTAACCAAATACATAGAACTATTAGAACTAGGTTGTGATGTTGAAGATCATATCTGTGGATTACTAGTAAATAAAAAGTTTATTGTTGGTGTTGGTAAATCTAAATGGTGTGTTGAGGGTAAATACAAATGGTATCCTTATACAGATCTTCCAACATTTGTTAAGAAATATGTGGAGGAAAAATGAGTGACGGAGGTAAGGGACACACTCAGCGTCCCAAATCAATAGCTGATGAGGAATGGGCTACTAGATGGAATGCCATCTTTGGTAAAGACTCAGTAGAAGATTACAAACAGTCGGTAGATGTTGACAATCTCCGACAAAATGATAAGGACAATGACGATGATCTTCTTAGACATAGAGACAAACCTGAAACATGACACCATTTGGCTGTGTGTAACCAAGCACAACACCACTGGTGAGGTAAGGCACTGGCGGGAAGCCGACACCTTGCAGCAATACTTAGAGGGTGAGCAAGTGGTGGGCCATAACATCATTGGCTTTGATGCACCTGTGCTTAAGAAGGTTTGGGGTGTTGGCATTCCTGACAACAAGCTTGTAGATACATTGGTTATGTCACGCCTGTACAAGCCCGACATTGATATTGTCGTGCCTGTGTCGGGCAAAGCACCAACACCACATAGCCTAGAGGCATGGGGCTATCGCTTAGGTGATAACAAGATTGGCTTCACTGACTTCGACAGTGGGTGGTCGCAAGAGATGGCTACCTATTGTGAGCAGGATGTGTTGCTGCTTGAGAAGGTTTATAACCACCTAAGTACAGTGATGGCGAAGGAAGGGTTTTCCCTACAAAGCATTCAGCTTGAGCATGAGGTGGCACTGATCTGCCGTAGCATGGAGAACAATGGTTTCATGTTAGACATTGAGAAAGCTATGGTGCTTAATGCAACATTGAGTGGACGAATGTCTGACATTGAGGAGGAAATGCAGCAGGTGTTTCCCCCTATTGTTGAGCAACGCTTCTCTGAGAAGACAGGCAAGCAACTCAAGGACAAGGTCACCATCTTCAATCCCGGAAGTAGGCAGCAAATTGGTGACCGCCTTATGAAGCTAGGATGGAAGCCAACTAAGATGACCCCAACGGGTCAGCCCATTGTGGATGAGGACACCTTGAAAGGTGTTGTGTTTCCAGAGGGACAAATAATTGCTGAATACTTAATGATACAAAAGCGTGTAGCTCAGATAAGTAGTTGGCTTGATCTAGTGGGTGATGATGGTAGAGTGCATGGTAGAGTCACTACCAATGGAGCAGTGACAGGCAGAGCTACGCACAGCAGCCCTAACATGGCACAAGTTCCTGCGGTGGGTAGTCCTTTCGGTGCTGAGTGCAGAGAGATGTGGCGTGTGCCTAAGGGGTACAAGCAGGTGGGTGTTGACCTATCAGGCATTGAGCTTCGCTGCTTAGGTCACTATCTGAATGACCAAGAATGGATGGATGAGTTGCTGAAGGGTGACATCCACTGGTTTAATGCACAGAGCTTTGGCTTGGTGGAAAAAGGTACTGTCAAGGACGATAACAATCCTGAGCATAAGAAGGCTAGGAACACCACCAAAACCCTGACATATGGGGTGTTGTATGGTGCAGGTGCAGCCAAGGCGGGTAGCATCGTAGGCGGCAACAGCAGCAAAGGCAAGAAACTTATTGATAGTTTTATTAACAATACGCCCGGACTTTCCACCCTGAAGAAGAAGATATCTAAGTTTATGGCGAAGGGACACCTCCCTGCCTTGGATGGTAGGCGAGTGTGGGTTAGGTCTGAGCATGCTGCACTGAACACTTTGTTGCAAAGTGCAGGTGCTATCATTGCTAAACAATGGCTTGTTGAATCAACAAAGTTGTTGCAAGAACAGGGAATAGATGCTAAACTATTAGCGTTCGTTCATGACGAAACACAGTGGGAAGTGAGAGAAGATCAGGCAGAGGAAGCAGCAAAGCTCATTGAGCAAGCAGCAACCAAAGCAGGGGAAGCTCTTAAGTTTCGCTGTCCAGTTGATGCCGAAGGTAAGGTTGGTAACAATTGGCGTGAGTGCCACTAACGATAGAGGTGGGTTTTCATATTGGAGAAAATTATGAGTGAAGAAAAGAAAGCCATTAAGATTAAGGCTGATGTGTTCTGGTGTCAACACAACAAAGTGAATGACATGTCTGGTAAGTTTCAGTTGAATCTGTGCAACTTGTCTGATGCTGCTGTTGAAGCATTGGAAGAGATGGGCATCAGTGTTCAAACTGGTGAAGACAAGAAGGCTGACATGGGCAAGTACATCACTTGCAAATCAGAGAAGCCTATCCGTGTCTTCGATACAGACAACGATGAAATTACTGAGGCTATTGGTAATGGTAGTAAGGGTAAGGCACTTGTGTCTAGCTACTCTTGGACCTATAAGAACAAGAAAGGTGTTAGCCCTTCATTAAAGAAGCTGGTTATCACTGACTTGGTTGAGTACTCCGCAGCAAGCGGTATTGATGCAGATGACGAGGACGTATTATGAACATCACTATTACATTGACATTGGACCAATTGAATTTGGTATTGGCAGCTCTTTCTAAGCTTCCCTTTGAAGCTGTTACAGACACCATTGCTGTCATCCGACAACAAGGTATGGAACAGATTCAAGAGGCTGAGGCAGCTAAGACATCTTCAGTTGAAGAAGTAGTAGCTGAGTAATGAAAGCTCTATTCGATAGCGACATCTTCGCTTATCGGGCAGCATCCGCATGTGAGGACGAAGACGAGGCAACGGCACAGCGAACACTGGATCGTTTAATTGTTGATGTCCTCATGTGTGGTGTTGATAGCATCTATCCTGATTGCTTTGTAGATGAGTGGCACATGTTCTTAACTGGTAAGAACAACTTCCGTTATCAGATAGCAACCACTGTGCCTTACAAAGGTAACAGAGTTGACAAGCCTAAGCCAAAGCATCTAGCTTTCCTTAGAAACTATCTTGTTAAGGAATGGGGAGCAACCATCTCTGATGGACAAGAAGCTGATGATGCCATCGCTATTGAAGCAACAAGACTTGGTGACCAATGTGTCATCGTGTCATTAGACAAAGACTTAGATCAGATTGTTGGTTGGCATTACAACTTTGTAAAGCACTTGGGTTATTACATCAAGCCAGAGGAAGCTTTGGTTAAGCTGTATACACAGATGCTGACAGGTGATGCTGCTGATAACATCAAAGGATTGTTCCGTGTTGGTCCAGTGAAAGCAGCCAAAATAATTGGGGACACAACAGATGAACTTGAGCTATACAACAAAGTGTTGGAAGCTTATGAAGGCAATGCTGAGCGTGTGTTAGAGAATGCTCAGCTTCTTTTCCTACGCAGATATGAAGGACAAACATGGACTCCTCCACAAATTTAAAACCAAATGACATTGCCCTCATCCTTCGTCCTACCATTGTAGATGGAGAATACACCAAGAGCTTTCAGGTGTTGGTCAGTGGCTTTGGTCCTCTCACTATTAGCCAAGATGATGCAGACAATCTTGTTGGTATGGCTATGATATTGGCTGCAACAGTACAGTATATGCAGGAAGATGAGAAGCTTGCTGACAAACTTGTTAGTTATTGTGGCAAAGTGTTTGCTGATGTAGGTGACTTTGCCTACAACCCAGACCATGATAGCTTCAGTGATGGTAGCTTCACTGTGGACACTAAGACAGTTGGAGGTATGCAATGAATGTAGATGATACATTGGCACAGCGAGGCACTCGCTATGGAAATTATAAAGAGGATGTCTCTAGGGTTTCACAAGCATTGAAGGATACAATTAGATCTGGTGCTGTATGGAAAGAGATGGATGATGATATGAAGGAGAGCCTTGATCTCATCTGTAACAAGATGTCTCGCATTGTTAATGGTGATCCTTGGTATCATGACTCATGGCATGACATCATTGGCTACGCTAGACTGGTAGAAGAAAGACTGGAAAAATTATGATCACAGTGGACATTAGTTTAAAAGTATTCTTTAAACCAGAAGACCTACCTAATGTCTATCTGAATGAAGAAGTGTTGAGCGAGGTGATTATTGAGAACCTCACTGCCTCATTAGAACGCATGGACTCACATGAAATTGTGTTTCGCCATGTTGATGTTGAAGGACTAGAATGAAAGTTAACTCTGTAACAATTAGGGAGGCTAGTAATGGCTACGTTGTTGAGCATATGGCTGAGTCCGAATATGATAAATACCTGTCTGAGTTTGTTGCTCTGGACATTGACGAAGCTCTAGCAATAGCTAGGGATTTATTTGTGCACTACGATGCTGCTGACATGTCGCATCTAGTGGATACACCAATTGGCAGATAGTAAAAAAAGAAATGGTGGTGAATGGACAGACGCTAGGTTTCGTAGCTTTGTCACTTCAGCGCTGAGAGCAGCGTCTAGGCGTTGGCCTCCTAAATACAAAGCTTTGAAAGAAGCTTTCGTAGGTAGAAAGGAAAACAAGAAGACGGGTAAGCTGGCAATGCATTACAAGTGTGCCAAATGTAAGAAGCTATTTGTTGCAGCAGATGTACAAGTTGATCATGTGTTACCTGTGGTAGATCCTAAGGTGGGGTTTATTGGATGGGACTCCTTCATTGACCGCATCTTCTGTGAGATAGAGAATCTTCAGGTGCTTTGTAAGCCATGCCACAAGGTGAAGACAGAGGAAGAGAAAGCAGAAAGGAAAAAGAAATGAATGTAGAAATGATAGACGAACACGATGATGGTAGCGCCACCTTCACATTCGATTTGAATTGGGAAGAGCGCAACATCTTGCTTAACCTTGGTATAATTACAGCCATTAAAATGGGCATTGAAGAAGGAACTAAATATGTGGGTAACACTGATATGGGCAACACCGGATGCGGAGAATCTGATAGCGTACATGGCGAGGGTGAGCAACCCAGAGAACCAGAACAATCCTGAGACAGCTCCTAAGCTGTTGAAGTATTTGATGGACAACAAACATTGGAGTCCGTTTGAAATGGTTAATGTCTGTATGGAAATTGAAACCACTCGTGACATTGCCCGTCAAATATTGAGGCACAGAAGCTTCAGCTTCCAAGAATTCTCACAGCGGTATGCCATCTCATCACGCTATGAAACCAGTGAAGTGAGGCTGCAGGATGAGAAGAACAGACAGAATTCTATCCCTGTACAAGACCGTGAATTGATGAAGGTGTGGCAAGAGCTACAGACAGATGTTTTAAAGGCTTCTAAGAAGTCCTATGAGGCTGCACTGGGCATGGGCATAGCTAAGGAAGTGGCTAGAAAAGTCTTGCCTGAAGGAATGACAACCAGTAGAATGTACATGAACGGTACACTGAGAAGTTGGATGCACTATGTTGACATTCGTTGTGACAAAGCAACACAGAAAGAACATCGTGAAATTGCTGAGGAATGTAAGAGAGTACTTACCAACTTATTCCCATCCTTGTTTAAAGAGTAACAAGCAGTAGCCATTTAAGGTATAACTACCTTTCTTTTCCCGGGAGCTTTTGCTCCCTTTTTTACCACCATATCAGGAGTATTTTATGGCAAAGTTTAAGGTCAACATTGACCTGTCTCGTGACAGCTTGTTCGATGAACTAGGCATTCAGAGATTGAGAGAAAGTTACATGAAAGAAGAAGAGGCTAGTCCTCAAGAGAGATTTGCATATGTTTCGGAATCGTTTGCTACCAATCAAAATCATGCTCAAAGACTGTACGAATATAGCAGTAAGCATTGGCTTAGCTACTCTACTCCTATCCTATCTTTTGGTCGCTCTAAGCGTGGCCTCCCTATTAGCTGTTTTCTTAATTATATGGATGATAGTGCAGAAGGTTTGGTCGATAATTTATCAGAGACTAACTGGCTATCCATGTTTGGTGGTGGTGTCGGTGTGCATGTGGGTATCCGCAATAGTGATGATAAGTCTACTGGTGTTATGCCCCACCTTAAGATCTATGATGCTAGTTCATTGGCCTACCGTCAAGGACGCACGAGACGGGGCAGCTATGCTGCCTATCTAGACATTCACCACCCAGACATCATCCAATTCTTGGAGATGCGTAAGCCAACAGGTGATCAGAATGTACGCACACTAAACCTACATCATGGCATCAACATCACTGATGAATTTATGACCATCATTGAGAAGGCTATGAAAGATCCAGACTTTGATGACAGCTTCCAATTAAAAAATCCTGCCACTGGTTTGGTTGTAGAGACAGTGTCTGCTAAGTATTTGTGGCAGAAGATATTGGACCTGCGTATGCAGACAGGTGAGCCATACTTAGTCTTCATCGATACAGCTAACAAGGCATTACCCTCTTGGTTAAGCCACAAAGGATTAAAGATTAATGGCAGCAATCTCTGTACAGAAATCTTTTTACCAACTAACGAGAAGCGCACAGCCGTATGTTGTTTGTCTTCACTGAACTTGGAATACTACGATCAGTGGAAGAATGACAAACAATTTATTCTAGATGTCATGGAAATGCTAGACAATGTGTTGCAGTATTTTATTGACAGAGCACCATCAACAATTGCAAGAGCTAAGTATAGTGCAATGATGGAACGTAGCATTGGAATTGGTGCGCTAGGCTTCCATGCATTCTTACAGAAAAAAGGTATTGCCATCGATGGAGTGATGGCTAAGAGTTATAACAATGAAATATTTAAGCACATTCATTCTTCGTGTCTTGTTGCTGACAAAGTCTTGGCTGAACAGCGTGGCAGTTGCATCGATGCTGGTCACGGTAATATTATTAGAAGGTTTAGTCATCACACTGCTATTGCCCCTAATGCTAGTAGCAGCCTTATCATGGGCAATACTAGCCCTTCGGTCGAGCCTTACAGAGCCAATGTCTTCAGACAAGACACACTCAGTGGCGCATTCGTTTACAAGAATAGGTTCTTGAAGGCAGAGCTTGCTGCACTGGACATGGACAATGACGATGTGTGGGCATCCATCATCAGCAATGAAGGATCGATACAACATCTAGATGTTCCTGAGCAATTGAAGGAAGTGTTTAAGACTGCTATGGAAATTGATCAGCGTTGGTTGGTTGAGCTTGCAGCAGACAGACAGAAATATATTGACCAAGGTCAGAGCATTAACCTGTTCTTCCCTGCCAATGTATCTATAAAATATTTGCATGCCATTCACTTCCTTGCTTGGAAGAGTGGACTCAAAAGCTTATACTATCTCCGTTCAGAGAAGGTGCGTAAAGCAGATAAGGTTGGTGCACAAATTAAGCGTCAGCGTATTGAAGATGAGATTGATCTGAAGACGGTGGCAGATGGTGATACTTGTTTAGCATGTGAAGGTTGATATGGTAAAGACTAAGACAGACATTACGCAAGAGCGTACAACATTCAAACCATTCAAATATCCTTGGGCTTATGATGCTTGGCTGCAGCATGAGCAGAGCCATTGGCTTCATACAGAAGTGCCTATGTCTGAGGATGTTAAAGACTACAAGAAGCTGAGTAAACATGAGCAAGAATTTCTAACAAAGATCTTGCGCTTCTTTGTTCAAGGTGACTTGGACATTGGCAGTGGCTATCATGACCATTACATCCCAGTGTTTAAGCAGCCTGAGGTGAGGATGATGATGAGTGGCTTTGCCAGTAGAGAAGCCCTGCATGTGGCGGCATACGCCCACCTCATTGAAACCTTAGGCTTGCCTGAATCCACCTACAATGAATTCCTCCAGTATAAAGAGATGGTGGAGAAGCATGACTACATTAGTAATTTAAACCAAGCGCCAATGGCTGAGAAGATTGCAGCCATCTCTGCCTTTGGTGAAGGCATGCAACTATTCTCTAGCTTTGTTATGTTGCTAAACTTTGCAAGGAATGGTAAGCTAAAGGGGTTGGGCCAAATCATTGCTTGGTCCATTGTTGACGAAACTCAACATGCTGAAGGCATGATTAAGGTCTATCGTGAATATGTTAAACATCATCAGGATGAAACGACTTCGGAGCGCATCAAAGAAATTGCGGATCAAATGGTTGGTCTTGAGGATCAATTTGTTGATCTGGCGTTTAGCATGGTTGAAGTCGAGAAGCTCACGAAAGAAGAAGTGAAGCAATATATTCGCTACATTGCAGACCGTAGGCTCATCTCTATGGGAATGAAGGGCATCTACAAGATTAAGAAGAACCCTCTGCCGTGGGTGGATGGTATGCTTGGTGTTAGCCACACCAACTTCTTTGAGCAGCGTGTAACAGACTATAGCAAAGGTGCTACCACTGGTACATGGGACGATGTATGGGGGAAAGCCGCATGATAGTTGTAGAGATTAGACAAGGCATTGGTCTTGATATTGAATACAATGAAAACATTTGTCACATCATTGATGATGGTGGTGATGTTGATAAATTGTTTGCATATAGTGGTATACTAATTAAGTTGCCTTTCATTAGCATCTACATTGGTGAGTTTGATGAGATAGGCTCACTAATTAACAGCGACAAATCTACAGGGGAATAACATGCAAGTCAAGTCGGAACGATCTGCACCACTGCGTATTCAATTTGAACAAGGCTATAAAGCTTTCAGGCATGGATGGTTGGTCAATCAATATGACCCACTGTCTGTGGCAGGTAAGGAATGGCAACGGGGATTTGACCGTGGCTACTTCGATAACATTGAAAAACTCAATGGCTACCAAGCGGTTCGATAAAGAACTCCACGACACATACGACAAGTTTGGAAGAGATGTAGTTAAAAGCTATGTCTCTTCTTTTTGGAATATGGAAGCTAGAGATAATCCCGATAGATATGGGATTGATTTGCATCTGTATAAAGAAGACTTGTTGGTGGGGTATGCTGAGGTAGAAGTCAGATTGTCATGGAAAACTGTAGAGTTTCCATACGAAGACTTGAATGTACCTGCAAGGAAGAAGAAGCTTTTAACACAAGAGCTACCTACATACTTCTTCTCTGTTAACAAAGACGGCACAGCCTTGTTTCATTGCGAAGCTGCTGCTGTTTTAGCTTCTGAGATTAAAGAGTCTAGAAATAAATATGTCTACCAAGGAGAACTCTTTTACAAAGTCTCGCTTGATAGACTATCTCACATTGTATTATCTACGGCTGGCTAAGCCACCCTTAGCCAAGCCAATTCTCTTAGTATTCTTAGGATTGTTAGGATCAACAATCTTAAAATCATTGCCAACTAAGTCTCTAATATTATTAGCAGCTTTAGTTTGAGTGTTAATGAAATCTTTTATATCTTCTTTAGAAAATCTTTCTTTAGACTTAGGGATTGTCTGAAGAGTTTTCAGATTCTTACTTAATTCCTGCAAGGCTAATGCTTTATCAGTAGCTCCAGATCTTTCTAAAGATAGTGCTAAGTTATCGATAATATTTACATTTCTTGTACTAGCTCTAGTAGTTAAACCAACAATCACTGATTGATTACTATCTGCAACAGGAAGCCACCCAGCTTTTGTAGCGGCTTTACCACCTGTATGTCTAAACTCATTCTTAAATAAGTTCTTTACAGTGTTGTAAGAATCATAAACATCTTTAGTTCTTTCAGTTCCTTGTTTAATATTATCTATTAAAGTTAAACCATCCTTGTCTATCTTATTAGCAAGTTCAAACAGTTTATTATTAAGGTGGTCTGTAACTTTCTCTTGTAAGCCTAAAGAAGCATATTGCTTTTTGACTTTATCAAAGTCAGTTTTCATCTGTAGCTTTTCAGTTTCAACAAAAGCATCTTCTGTTTCTTTGTAGCCTAAGTTACGGGGAAGACCTATAGGTCTAGCTATTGAAGGATCACCTGTAATAGCTTGTGCTATAACATTCATGTCTTGTTTGTAGTATGCATCTAAAGGAAGATCAACTCTTCTAAATAAATAATCAGCATAAGGTATTTCAGTGTATGAAATATTTTCAGGAATCTTTCCACCAAATGCTGGATTATTATAATTTAATCTAAGATCTTTAGTAAATGAAGTTGCACCCACATTAAGTTCAAGATGCTTTGTTTCTTCTCCTCGTTTCTGAGGATCAAAGAAGCCTCGTTTAATTTTAGCTGGAGTTCTTTCTGTAATAGAACCATGAATCAATATCTTTGGTGGTCTATCTTTATATTGTTCTCTCAAGTCATCTAATTTTTTCTGATAACTCTGAGCAAAAGTAGCAAACTCTTCCACATCTTTAGGACTATCTGGATTAAATTCTTTACCTGTTTTAATTCTATAGTCACCTTGTGCTACAGCTATTGCATCTTTCTCAATGCCTTGAAATGCAGGAGCATCCTTGATGGAATCAAAAGCTTCCTGTCTTAGTACTTTAATACTAGACAATGTATTCATTCTAACTTGAGTATCAGAGATACCGTTAGCATTCATCTCTTTTGTTGGATTACCAAAGCCGGGTTTGTTTAAATTAGTGGTAGCAACAGGAGTGTTATAAATAGAGGGTTCTTCTACAGGAAGCTCTGTCTTAATCTCTGGCAAAGGTTCTTCAACCTTAGGAACCACAGCAGGTTCTGGAAGCGCCTCTTCCATCTGCTTAGCCTCTGGTGCAGCTTCTTCCACTAGCTTAGGCTCAGAGGTAGCAGGACCATACTTGTTCTTAACATATGGCTTCTTAGCCATGACAGAAGCAGCACCTTCTTTAACTACAGGTGCAGCCAAAGCTTGTGCTGTTTGTTCTACAGCAGGAGTGATGGTATGCTTAGCAACAATATCACCAAGAGACAAAGCTGTCTTCTTAGCTCCAGCTTCAACAGCTTCACCAATAATGTTCCTAGTTAATACACCACCCGGAGCCATCTTAACAACACCACCATAGGCATAGCCCGGCAAAGCTCTCATAGCCTCAGCATACGCCAACGCAGTGGCATAGTCTTTAGTGGTGGCTAAGTCTTTACCCTGTTGTTGTTTGTATGTCTCAGTAACCACACGTTTAAGCTCAGGTGCAAGCTTAGAATATTGCACTTCGTATAGACGAGGCTGCTTACCAACAGCATAAGCTGCTGCTTCATCCTTGTTAGTAGCAATTTCTTTGGCTGTCTTCTGTGCCCATCCAATCAAATTCTGTAGAGCCACCTTCTGTAGGTCTTGGCTACCTTCTGCGTAGAAGCTAGTCTTCTTAAGGTTGTCAAACTGTTCCATAACTAATGGAGCCATAACCTTACGAGCTTCAGCATCAACAATCTTATCGCCAGTGCTTGTGAAGATTTTATTGTTAGGTACTTTAAGACGTACAACTTCTTCTTCTAGTTCAGAAGGTGTACCTTTAATGGCAATACCAGACAACATCTTCAATGGACCATTGTCATTGAATGCAGCAGTCTCTCTCAATGGTGGTTGATATACAGGTAGCTCTTGTTTGAGGATGGGAGTACGCTTCATCAATTGCTGTTTAGCTGAGGAAGTAAAGCCTTCTTCACCTGCAGGAATTTGATAAGCATCTCTAGGCAATGTCTCATTGCGATCAATAGCACCAACAATATCACTAATCTGTTGGAAAGGAACAAGTGCTCTACCTAAGTATTCACCCACCCACTCACCAAAGAAGGTCTTAACTTTGTTATCTGCGGTGTCTTCACCAGTGGCTGCATTAGTTTGAGCCTCAGCAAACTTATCACCAAGCCATGAGTATGTACCTGCGGGTGCTTTAAAGCCTGTCATAGCTTCTAAGAACTCTTTAGATTTAAATTCGTCTGTTCTACCTTTGTTAAATTTAACAAGGTAGTCACCCAATGCAAGGAAAGGAGCAGCAGGGAACAATGCTCTAGCATCTACAGTGGAGCCATCAGGATTCTTGATGTTGTACCACTCAGAGTCTTGGTTTTCTTGTCTGTATTTATAAGCAGCATACAAAGCAGCAGTGCCTACAGCACCTTTAGAGAAGTTCTCTAAGCCCTGTGTAAGCTGTTTAGTTCCCATGTCAGCATCACCAGTAGCAACCTTCGTAAGACCACTAGCAATGTCTGCACTTCCAGACAAAACACCAGTAGGCATATGCTTATATGTCCACTCCATAGCATTAGCCATGAAGCGAGGGAAAGGAATGACAGTAGAACCAATAGGACCAAGCTCTTCAATAAATTTCACAGCATGGAACATTGGTCCTTTGGTAGGCATCTTACTGAATGTGCCAGTGAGGGCTTCATTAACAGCGTTCTGTAACACATCAAAAGGAACTTGCTTACCTTGTGCAATGACATCATACATGTCAATACCAACACGACTCAATTGCTTTTCAACTGAGGAAGTGAACATGGCTTTACGGAAGAATGCATCCTGTGCCACGTTGAATGTGTTAGCAATCTGAGCCACCTTAGACAAATCATTAGGACCAGCTTCACCTGTAGTCTTAACCATCTTTCTATACAAAGCAGGAGTGCCACTCAATAGAGCATCTGTAACTTCTGAAGATAAGTCTCTCTGACCTAGATAGAAAGCAGAGCGAACAGCATCATCATAGACACCCTTTAGTCCACCAGTAAATGAACCAGTGACTGGCTTACCAGTGGCTAGTTCACCTGCTGTCTTACCTACACGATATAGAGCAGACTCAACTGCTTCAGCGGCTGTGCCGAAGGTGATAACAGAAACTCCAGAGAAGGCATTGCGTAGAGTGGTGGAAAGCTGAGACACCATCAAGGCTTTCAGCTCTCTATCTAGACGCATACCAAAGTCTTTGATTCCAGTGAATGCAGAAGTGATGGCACTTCTATCACCATACATCTTAGTTAGTTCTGCAGCAGCGGCAGGATCAATGTTCTTTAGTTTGTTTTGTAGACGAGCAACTACAGATAAGCTTTGCAAAGAACGAGCAGCATCACCTGCTGAAGTTCTAAACATCTTAGCAAACTCATCTGGTGTTACATCAGCAGAAGCCAATGCTCTTTCAAACACAACATCATCAAATGTATCTACAGATTCCAGTGTACGCTTAATAGCATCAGACACTTTCTCTGTTGCTTGTGGAGCAAACTCAGGCATCTGTTTCCAAATGTCTTGAGCAATAAGAGTGGCTCTTTTATTTAGATCATTTCTAACTTCCATCTGTGCTACAGATGTTGGTTTGCCTTGTTCATCTAAAAGCTTTCTTCCTTCATAAATATCAAAGGAATCTTCTAGTGCTTTTTCTGTAGGGTCTTTAGGAGTAATTTCTACTTTAGGTGGAGGAGTTTTAGGCTCACCAGCCGCTGGCTTTCTTGTTTTAAGAATGTCATCTAGTTGGCTAGTTTTTCCTTTAGCAGCACCACGAAGGAAAGGCAACACTTCTGCTGTCTCAGTGACTGCACCAATAGCACCAGCCAATGCAACTTGCCTCCCTCTAACACCTTCTTCTAAACGTTTCTGTCTGTCTTCAACATAGTTCTTTAACAGAGCCTGACCTTCAGCATCCAATGTAGCAGGATCAATCTTATTAGCCTGATCTAGTTCAGCTTGTGCTACATTCAATTCAATCTTCTGACCAGTAACATCCTGAGCAGCAGTGGTGATGCCACCAACAGCAGGAGTAGCAGCAGCCATACTAACACCCTTAGCTGAGGTGAGTGCAGCCTTAGTACCTTTTTCTGTGATTAGTTTAGACAGACCGCTTGTTGCAATCTTACCTGTACCTAATGTGAGGGCAGTAGATGGGCTACTAATAACAGCAGAGATAGCATCCATCACTGGTCTAAATCCTTTTTGTCCTCTGTTCTTTTCATCAAACACACCAGCAGTGTTCTTGAACAAGTCATAAGCTGCACCAGCTTTTAAAATGTCTTCTTGCTTGGCGTTGTTCAAATACTGTAGTTCTCCTACAGCATTAATTTCATTACCAAAATCAAGTCTCCTCATGTGAGTAGCAAAACGATTGACAAAGTCTTGCTTCGTTTCTCCGGCAAGAAGAACACCTTCTTTGCCAAACCTTGCGGCAGCATAGTCTTGAATGGTTTTGAAGTTCTTATCGTCTTTCCACAAAGCATCAAAAGGAATCTTCTGTTCTTCTTCTTTGCGGATATTGGCTGCTCTTTCCTGCAACACTGTAGCTCTTTGACGAGGAGCAAGGAAGGCAGGTTTAGTTAGATCTTCTGGGGGCTGAGGAGCAGGTGCAGGAGGGGCTGCGTCAGTAAAGACAATGGAAGGCTTACTTGGTGTATCAGTAAACTTAATTGTTGACGAGGAAGATTGCTCTTCCTCCTCTAAGAATTTAATAGCCATTGTTATTGAACCTCTGCTGATCGTCCATTAATTGTAATCTTAGTGCCTCTAGGTAGGTTAGCTGCTTCAGCTTCTTCTACACTTTTGAAGTCTCTAACTGGTGCAGCAGGTGCTGCTGGCTTAGGTGGAGGAGCCATAGGACCACCACGAGTAGTGGCTGCAGGAGCAGGAGGAGCATTACCTGCAACAGGTGTTGGAAGAACAGACATCAACACAGTTTCAGGGGTGGCTTTAATAGCTCTACCATCTTGGTCAAATGTAACACCAATAGATACCAAGGCATTCCTAGAAGTAACTGACTTAGGCTTACCATCAGGATTTGTAAACTCATTAATAATGGCATTACGAGACTGAGCATAAGCCATCTTCATCTGTGTATCTGCAATGGTCTTAGGCGTAATAGAGATATTGCCTTGCAGGTCTGTAGTAGTAACAAACTTACCGGGAGCCAATGACTCAAGTGTGGAAGCAAAACCTCTAGATGCAACAGTGATAAGGTTGGATTGTGTAATCTTCTCTTCGTTTGTGTCTTTAGGATTGGACATAAGCTTGATACGCTGTTGTAGCAGAGTAGCTGCCAATGCTCTTTCCTGTGCAGTCTTAGTAGGATCTTGTGCTTGATTAGCCAAGTCACTTCTAATATCTTCTTCAGTAGTTTTACCACCAATAGCTGTAGCTTGCTTAGCAATTTTAATCTTAGCTAAAGTATTTGTAGCTTCTTGCTTCTGTTCTGGTGTCTTAGCATTCAATACCTTAACTTGAGCATCACTTTCGATTTGATCAAATGTTTTGCTCTTAGCCAGTTGACTATAGTCCATCTCACCCATCATGCTAGGTGCTCGTTTAGTAACTACATCTTGATAGCCAACCAATTCTTCCAAGCTCATGCCATATTTAGCAGCAGCTTTTTGTGCTTGAGTGTAGCCATTGCCAGCAACAAGTTGATCAACCAAGCCACCACCCTTAGCAGCAGTGTTAAACAATTCTTTAGTCTTCTCTGTTGCTATAGCTCTCACTTGGAATAGCTGGTCCATATAATCAGCAGCTTTAACATTAGCTGGAGCAGTAGCAGCAGCTTTAAAGAAGTCAGGTGTTAAACGAGTAGAAAGTTCTGGGTCATCACGCAACCGCTTAACAATGTCTTTAGCAACTTCTGGATTGGTAGCCAGTGTAATGAGTTGTTGATCATTAAACTTAGCACCACCTTTAAAAGTGAATGAACCAAGCTCACTCACCACTGCTCTATAATCTTCCTTCTGCTTATTAATTTCTTTCTTCTTCTCTTGCACAGTGTGGTACATAGAAGCAACACTGGCTGCAGTGGCAGCAGCTTGGTCTTCTTCCTTCTTAATGATTTGCTCAGTTAATCCTTTAGCAAAACCACCAGCAAAACTTCCAAACCAACTAGCCATTATTTATCTCCTCTTGCCATCAAGCCCTTAGCAGAAGGCTTTTCAGCCTCTGGTTCAGGAGCAGCGGTAGTTTCTTTCTTCATGTCTTTAATAAGCTCTAGAATAACTCTAGGATCAACTCGTCCTTTGTTTTGTTTTTCTTCAGCAGAGACAACATAAGTAACATCATTTAGTTCGGCAATGGTCTTAATCATCTCTACAAGAATAGGAGTGACTAAGTAGCCTACATCAACAGTGTGATATCCATTCATCACCGAAGTCTTAGTGAGAGTGTTAACAAGAGTTAAGATTGGAATGTCTCTTTTAACAACTTCCAAGATGTCCATAATAATTTCTGGATCATCAATCTTATTGGTGTAATAGTCTACAACATCTTCAAGCTTTACAAATTGAGGAGGTTGCTCCCAAGGCACACTGCCCGGCTCAACAGTTAAAGACTGCCCTGCAATAGGGGCAGATAAAAACATATTAGGATTTGCCATTCATAATCTCCTGCTTCTGTTTACGGATGGCTGCAATGTATTTTGCAACTTGATTATAAACATCTTTATTTTGTTGAACATCTTTAGAAGACATATCGCTTTTAGCTAACAATCCTTTAGATGGCTTTGGCTTCTTAACAGCCAATTGTTCATCAGCCATTGCACTCACCTTGCTATAAAACTTATTAAAATTCTGCATCATTAATCTCCGAATATCCATCTAGTTACAGCGTCAAATCCTTTTTCAATCAAATTAGTTCCAGCAGTACTTCCAGCAACTCGTGAAACTACATTACCAATAGCAGCAGCATTAGCCGCTTCAATTGCAGCCTCGGCAACAGCTAGTTGTCCTTCCTTAGCAATCTCTGCAGCAGCTAGTGTTGTAGACCTATTAGCATCGTTCTCAGAAGATTGCCATGCGTGTGTAACATCATCACGATACATCTGGACATTGTTATTATACTCTGCCAATGTAATCTGCTGAGACAGTTGTGCATTCGCCATGTTAGCAGCATTGGTAGCTGCTGTGTTTGCTGTAGATATCTCTCTCATCCACTGAGCATTGGCTTGGTCAATAACCAATCGTTGCTGAGCATTGAAAGTAGTTCTTTGATTCTGTGACTCTGTATTAAACTTAGCAATGGAGTTGGATTGATCAGTGTTAAACTGACTCACTGCTGTAGTTTGTGACGCATTAAACTGACTAACTTGTGTAGCCAGCGTTGCATTAAACTGAGTAACTTGATTCTCACTGGCAGCATTAAATTGCTTAGCAGCATTAGCAGAAGCTGTGTCTGATAACAATGCTTGTGTTGTTGCCTGTGCTTTAAACAATGTAGCTTGTTGCTCATTGTCCAAGTTCTTCATGTCCATAGCCAAGAAAGACTGAGCATTAACAACAGCAGCTTGCTGTCTAGCATTGAGGTTGGCTACATCCATAGCTGCATATGTAGCAGCGTTAGCTAACACAGTGGCTTGCTTATTACTTAAGTCAGCTAAGTTAACTTGCTGAATAAGTTGAGAGTTTGCCAATGCTGTTTGTTGATCAGCAGTGAAATTGATGTTAGCAATTTCAGAGACACGGGCAGCATTGGTAATAGATACCTGCTGTCTATTGCTTAGCTCTTGTCCTTTTAATGCTGCTTCAATTTGAGCATTAGCCAACGCTGTCTGTTGTTTATTAGACATGTTAGCAACTTCAATCTGCATTGCATTAGTTGTGTTAAACAACCGTGTTTGTTGTTCTGCTGTAAGGTTTAAATTTCTTTCTTGCAAAACAGAAGAGACATTAAACAAAGCTGTCTGTTGCTTATTCTGCAACACTTGACCTTCCATAGCTGCTCTAGCTTGGAAGTCTTGAATGAATGCTTGCTGTTTATTAGAAGCATCAAACTGAGCATCTTCAAAGTTTTGTGTGCTCTGAAGCATTGCTGTTTGTTGCTCATTAGAAAGCTCTTGACCAACAATAGCAGCTCTAACTTGTAAGTTAGCAAGTGATGTTTGTTGACGAGCATTCAGGTTTGCTAAATCAATTTGAACATTCTCAGCAGATCTTTGCATAGCTGCTTGCTGTGCATTGCTAAGGTTGATGTTATTAACTTCAGCATAACGAGCAGCATTTGTAATAGCCACTTGTGTCTTAACATCTAAGTTCTTTTCTTGAGCAGCAGCTTTAAGCTGTGCGTTAGCTAACACAACTGATTGTTGATTAGATAGGTTCTGGCTTTGTAAAGCAAAGGAGTTAGAGCTATTCTGTAGAGCAGCTTGCTGTCTGTTATTTAAGTTAGCCAAGTCCATGTTCTGCAAAGCAGCAGCATTGGCAAGAGACACTTGCTGTCTATTGTTTAGGTTTGTTAAACCCATTGTTGCAAATGTCTGTGCATCAGCAGCAGCAATAGGAATAGCAGACTCCATAGCAGCTTGCACAATGGCAGCACTAGCCATGCTACTAGCACCTAGTCCACGAGAAGCCATAGCAGCATTAGCTGCCCTCATAGCACCAGCAGCCCATGCAGGTGTGCCATCATTAAACTGCTGCATCAGCTTATCCATCTGACCAGCAACAGTAGAAGCTGCTTCAACAGTTCCTGTCTGGGCAGTGGCTAATGACTGACTAAAGCTTCCTTGTTGAGCAATGGCTACAGCATTACTATTAAGTGCATCCATCGTAGCAGCTACAGCCTGTACAGCTTCAAGCTGTAGTCCTTGCTTAGCAACATCAACAAGCTCTTGTTGTGTTACAGCCCTTTGCTGTGCGATGGCGGTTGAAGTTGCTGTTGTCTGTGCAGAAGTTGCTGAAGGAATCTCTGCTGCTTTAGCTGCTGGTAATACAGCAGGAGCATCCATTGATGCATATCTAACTTCAGGAAGAACATATCCAGTTTCTGCTTTAGCTTGAGGAGTGCCTGTAAGCTGTGCAGCTTCTGCTGCAAATGTCTTACCAGTAGTGACAGCTTCTGCTTTAGCAGGGCCACCTACATCAGCAGCAGTGGCAGCTCTAGCTACCTGTCCTTCTGTTAAAGCTAGATCAGGAGTTGCAGCCACTTGTGCAGCAGCAGGTGCGGTAGGGGCAGCAGCTATAGCACCTTGAGACACTTGTCCTTGTGCTGCTGTAACCTGTGCCTGTGTAGACACTTCGCCAGTAGCGCCAGTCACCCCTTCTAAAGCACCCTGCACAGCGGGAGTGGCTTGAGAAGCTTCATATGCTGCTGCTTCTCCTGTCTGAGTAGCAGCGGCTTGTCCTGCTGTAGCTTTAGCAGGAGTAGCTACTTGTGCAGCTTGCTCTCCAGCTCTAGCTTCTGTGCTAATCTTCTGTTCTGGAGTTTCTGCAATTTTAGTAACAGATACTTGAGAGGCTGTACCAGCTAGGGGCTTACCAAACTCATCTGTACCACCAGAAGATCCCCCAGAAAATCCACCCTGCTCCGGCATGTTTGTACCAACTTCCTCCATAATACGATCACCAGAGGTAGGACGTACAGTACCAACAGCACCACCTGCTTGATATTTAACAAGCCCACCCTTAGCCATACGCTCAGCATACTTACCACTAATGGCAGAATACTTAGCCGCTAAAGCAGGAGAGGAAGCAATGTATTCATCAAAGCCCTGCATAGGACCATCATAGCCTAGCTTCCTAGCTACTACTTCCTTTTGTTGTGCTGTAAAATCTTTCATACGTTTCTTGGTTTCTCTATAGCTTCGGTTAGATAGGGCAGCATTGTTTTGTTATCTCTGAGAAGTGCCAACACTCCTACAGCTAAACAATACACCTGTCTTTCCGACATATTCAATTGGAAGCAGTCGTCTATAGCGTGTATACATTCATGTAATAATGTATCGGCTTCCGCTAAGGGGTGCTGACCAGACTTAATTTTAATTACATAATCATTGTAATCAAATTCACCTAATTGGTTAGGCAATTCCTCCACTACCTTTACAGGTACTTCCCTTCCTATAACACTTAGAGAAGTTGGTAATATCATTATAACAGTCTTTATTCATTGTCATACCACAAATACTAGACTTAGTCAATCATCTAGTCAACACTTCCACAGCGTGGTTGATGTGTTTAATACGATCTTCAAGTCCAATAGTACCACCGTTAATACGCTTTGTCATCATAACAAAATCCTTACTATTGGCATATCTGTTTAAGTTGTGTGTCTGCCAGAACCATCCAGCAGTCATGGCAGCATACTTAGGTGTACGAACAAGCTCAGGCTGCATGATGAAATCAACACCCAAGGCTTGGCTTGCATGGTAGAAATTGCTCATGCCAGTTAGCTGGAGGAAGCCGGATCCACGGAAACGAAAGCCATCCCCACTAGCTTCATCCCTGTTGCCCATACGATTGCCGTAAATGCGATTGGCAATACGCTGTGGCTGCTTCTCATAAGCTGCTGCTTCCTCAGGTGTAAAGCCCCATTGACGCTTAGGTGTCTTAGGAAATAGCTTAAGCAATGTAGCAGCCCTGTAGTTTAGGTTTTCTTCCATGATGCGGAAGTTGCCACACTCATGTCCACATTGTCCTATCCAACTAGCTTGTTGAATGGGAGAGGAAATATCAAAGCGTTGGAATGTCTCATTAAAGCTATCAGCTAATGAGGGGTTAATGTGCAATTGTTTTAATTGTTCAGCGGTTACCATTTATTAAATTCCTTACTTCGTCATAGGCTGAGATGCATTGGTTGAGTCTGACGATGGCTTTGTCTCCTTCGGCAACGATGTCGATAAGAGCATTAATAGTCTGTCGCTCAAGTTCGGCTGCATCTTCTGAGCTAACTCCTGTGGCAGGGGCGGTATTTGTGGAGGCTTGTACACAACTGGGGGTGGGGAGGCGCAACTCACCAGTCCTAACAAGGTCACGCATAGCAGACTGTTTCTTAGATATTTCATTGGTTGCCTTTCTCAAAGCTGCTTCTTTATCATTCAACTTAGCTGCTAGTTCTTGTTCCTTAGTCCTAGCTTCTTCATTCTTCTTAGCAATCTCTATCTGCATCTCTTGGTCACGGTCTGTCCAACCAAAGTGATAGCCCCCTCTGTATGTACCAAACAAGGCTATGAATAAACCAACTAAGATCCAAGGAAGAGGGATGCCAAACATCACTCTACCTCTTTCCTAGCATTAGCAATTTCTTCTCTGTCCTCATCAGCCTCTAAATGCTCAGGAGGTGTTGTTGGTGGAGGACCGGGTGTCCAGCTCTCATCTAGTTCTGGATTGTTCCAGACAGGCATAGCACCAAAGGGCTGGCTAGGAACACCGTAAGCAGACTGTGGAGGAACATATGTGTTATTCACACAAGGCTGCTGTACTGTTGGTGTGTTAGGCTTAAAAGCATTTGTTGCTGTGTTCACAGCCCTCTTGCCTACAATGCCACCAATACCCCCAACAATAAGTAATACTATATCATTAAGCATCTTGGTGTATGCTTGATCTATTGGAGCCATACTTTTAATAGGCTGTGTTACAAAGGTAACAGAATAGAGCAAGGCAAACACAATGCCAAAGAGAATGATGGTGATAGCTATCACCACAAATCCCCACACCCTAACTTCAATCTCTTCAGTTGTTAGGTTTGGTTTTGGTGACTGGCTGGGTGTCAGCATTTTTGTCAGCAGTTCTCTCAATTTGTTTCTCCAAGACAGGTGCTACTAAATACTCAGGACATGTCTGAGTGAATTGACATCTAGGTTTTTGACATTGCTCAGCATGGAAGTTGTCTGGGTTCTGACAGAAGTATCTGTATCTGTCCTCACATCCCACTAGCAACAATAACAATAATAAATATTTCATACCATTACATCTACAGAATTTGGTCTAGCCCATTGACTCTTTATTTGCTGCACTTTGCATGCTTGTTCTTTCTGATGGTTCAGTCTCTGCAACTCTTTCAGATTTTTCTGATGGATAATCTGCTGAGCTTCTCTCAACATGTTGGCGTTGGCTTGATAAGCATTTATTCTCATAACCCAATCTTTCCCAATAGAAGTGCCACGATTTTGTTTGATAAGTCATCAGGCAAGAATCTCAAGAATCCTAGAAACCACCAAGCAGCGCATCCATAACAAAGCACCCTGCAAAACAAATCAAATTGTTTCTGGTACTCGTTCATCTACCACAACCGCCTTTTGGACACAAACTCATTAGTTCGTTAATTCCAATAAAGACTAGAAGTAAAACAAAAGCAATGCCACCAATGATCATGGCAATCTCTTGCATCTCTTCCTCTTTTTCTTTAGCCTTCTTTTCCTCGGCTTTCAACGCTGCCATCTCTTTGGCATCATCTCTGTCCATCTCAGCTTGACGAGTTTTAATCTTGTTCCAGACATCAATCTTACCTGTCTGCATGAACAACATCTTTAGTTCTTCTTCAAAGGCTCTGGCTTGTTCTAGTGCCATCTCGATCTGGAGAGCAGCACCCATGTTAGAACCCTTCTTCTCCCTCTTTGCTTGAAGCATAGCCTTTGTAGCTTGGCTCTTTGCATCAAACATCTTGCCAATCATTGGGGCAAGGCCACCCAAGTCATTGGCTACTTTACTAGCCTTCTTGACCATAGAGATGGCACTTTGCAATCCATTGAGTGCGGTGATTGGATCAATCATTTCTCTATCCTTCTCCACTGTAGACAAGTGACATACGTCTTACCATCCACTTGCTTCCATGTCCAACGGACACATCTATACTTCTCCTCCTTGGAAGCAACAGGGAAAGACAATAGCAATAATAAAAACAGTAGAGCCTTAGCCACTACTGGTGTAGTTTGTTTTCAATGGCAAGCCAGATGGCTCCGCAGAAAGCACCAATAACTAGTATTGGCTTCACTGCTCTAGCCATCCATTCAAGCACTGTAAAAGCACCAGCAGCAGCGTTGAAAGCCTTAACCACCTCTTGGGTGTTTCTGTCAAGACTATCAACCTTTTGCTCCACCGCTAACAGACGCTCATATATTTGGGCGTGTGTTACTTCAGACATTATGCAGAAGCAGCTTGAATTGGTGCTAAGTTTTCTGTTGTCCAGAAGTCTTTAGCAAGCATCAGAACTAAGTGCTCTTTGTTACGAGCAACACAGTTAGCCCAGTCAGCATCTTCCATGCCTTCGGGTTGACCTGCATTGATCAGGTTGACTGAGTCCATGCAAGCGCTGTAATGCTTTGCAATTTCTTCTGCGGTTGGTTGTTGAGTTTCGATAGTCATAATAGTTACCTTTCAGTTTAAAGATTAGCGGCATCCAAACGTGCCTTGAGAGATTCAATAATTGCTTGTTGTTCTTGAATAGCCGCAGTCAATGTAGCCACCAAGAATGATGTGTCGATGCCTTGGTACTTAGGATTGCCTTCTTGGTCTACGGCATCTTTCTCGCCTGTTACGCATTGAGGCACAACTTCAGAAAGTTCGTGAGCAATAAAACCCTGACCATCAGAGCCGTCAACATTCCATTTATAAGTGCAAGGCTTGAGCAATGCTACTTTAGCCAATGCGCCTGTCATTGGTGCAATGGTGTTTTTTAGGCGGTAGTCGGATGAAGTGTTGTATGCGGTTGCTGTTGATGTAACAGAAATTGTCCCAACAAAAGAAGACCAACTGTTATAAACAAACTGCACTGCATTTCCATCTGTATCTCGTCTTGCGTGTAAAACTGTACCTCCATTAGCACCCGCTGATGTGTATGCCGTAATAGTTCTGTTAGTTCCAGTTACCCCAATACCAGACAAAGAAGTTGCAGTATCAGATGTCTGCCCCACCAAGAAATTACCAGAGCTATCAAAGATACCCCGTGGATTCCCATCCCCATCACTTAAAACAATGTAGTTGCTTGCTGTGCGAATGTCTAAGCTACCTTGGTTGCCGTTGTATGTGCCGAGGATGCTGTTTTTAGCCCCTGATGTAACAAGATAACCAGCGCCACTGCCGATGAAAGTGTTAGCCGCACCAGTTGATGCTTGACCAGCATAGAAGCCAATGAAAGTTCCGTTTTCAGCGGTTGTATTGGAGTAGCCTGCTTGAAACCCAAAGAACGCACTTGAGTTTGCAGTTGTATTACTGTATCCCGCCTGATAACCGACAGCGGTGTTGTTAGATGCTGTGGTGTTGGAATATAAAGCACCAGTGCCTACTGCGGTGTTAGCCGCACCAGTTGTGTTGTTGTACAAGGCCGCAGTACCTACTGCTGTGCCACTAGTGGCAGTAGTGTTTGTTGCTAAAGCGCCAATACCAAAAGCGGCATTGTCAGTACCTGTTGTGTTTGCAGACAGTGCGGCATTGTAGGTGGTGTTATCGCCACCACCAACAGCCACATTACGAGAGCCAGTATTTTGTGCAAGCGCACGGAATCCCACTGCTGTGACACCAATAGCAGTCGTAACGCTAGAGGCGGCATTAACGCCAACAGCAGTGTTGTATACGCCTGTAGTATTTGCGCCAAGAGCATAATACCCAATAGCAACATTTGAAGTGCCTGTAGTATTACTGTACATCGCCTGATAACCAACAGCAGTGTTGTTAGAGGCTGTGGTGTTGCTGGCTAATGCGGTATACCCCAATGCAGTGTTTGCCCCGCCTGTTGTATTGTTGTACAAAGACTGCCATCCAGTAGCCGTGTTTGCCGCACCTGTTGTGTTTAAATACAACGCACGATAGCCAGTTGCAGTAACTTCGCCAGTAGTATTTGTATAAGCCGCCTGAAAACCTACAGCAGTGTTTTGAGATGCTGTACTGTTATAAGCCAACGCTTCTTTACCAACTGCTGTGTTGTAATTTCCTGTTGCGTTTGGAGTGTTATAAGCAAGCGCTCCAAAACCAACGCCTACATTATCAGCACCAGTAGTAATGTAGTACCCTGCGCCAGCCCCAACCAAAGTATTTCTTGTGCTTCCATTACCAGAATAACCAGAAGAAGCACCAACTGTTACATTATTATCTCCAGTTGTATTACTGTATCCAGCCTGATAACCTACAGCAGTATTGGAAGTTGCTGTGGTGTTTTGACCAAGCGCACCATTACCCATTGCGGTGTTGTATGAGCCAGTTGTATTTTGATTCAGCGCTGTATAAGAACCACCTAATCCGCCAACAGCAGTGTTTGCGGTTCCAGTAGTGTTTAAGTACAGTACGGCATAACCGACAGCAGTATTGTTAGACGCAGTGGTGTTGCTTACGAGAGCCAACCGCCCTATTGCCACATTGAAACTTCCTGTGGTATTAGCCTGAAGTGATTGATATCCAAAAGCGGCATTGTATGAACCAGTCGTATTAGACGACATTGCTTGGTAGCCATAAGCCGCATTGTGGTCACCAGTGCTATTAAGATACAAAGCCTGATAGCCAGTAGCAGTAATACTTGAGCCAGTCGTATTTGAGTAAGCCGCCTGATAACCTACAGCTGTGTTGTTAGCTCCAGTAGCCGTAGCGTTGGCAGAAAGCGCTTGCCAGCCCAAACCTACGTTGTTTGATCCAGTTGTGATTGAGGAACCAGCCCCACCACCCACAAACACGTTAAATGCGCCAGTGGTAACCGCACCACCAGCGTTCCCATAATTGTTTGCGTTTACGCCACCAACAAAAGTGTTGTTGTTACCTGTTGTTAAACTGTAACCCGTTGCTGGCCCTATGTTCAAATTTCCAGAACCGCTGAATGAACCGCTTGCACCTCGACCAGCCTGTTCCCCCACTGCGGTGTTGTAAACACCTGTAGCGTTGCGGAGTGATAAATAACCAACAGCCGTATTAGCATCGCCAGTGTTATTTGAATACAAAGACAATGCGCCAATAGCAACATTACTGCTACCAGTTGTATTGCTATATGCGGCTTGGTAACCTGAAGCAGTATTGTTTCCTGCTGTGGTGTTAAAAATTAAAGCACCTTGTCCTACGGCAACATTGAAAGAGCCAGTAGTATTGTTGACTAAAGCGTCTTTTCCAAACCCAGAATTCTTTTGTCCTGTGGTATTTGCATAACCAGCAGTAACACCAACAAAAGTATTTTCAGCGCCTGTCGTATTGCTGTAAGCGGCTTGATACCCTACAGCAGTGTTGTTAGATGCTGTGGTGTTGGAGTAAAGGGCGGCACGACCTAAGGCAGTGTTATACGAACCAGTCGTATTCAAGTACAAGGCCGTGTAGCCAAGGGCGCTGTTGTCTGCTCCTGTACTTGTGGTGTATCCAGCAAATGCACCAATCAAAGTGTTAATTTGACCAGTCGTGTTGCTATAACCAGCTTGATAACCTAAAGCAGTGTTGTAGGATGCTGTGGTGTTTAACAATAAAGCATCTTTACCTAATGCGGTGTTGTTTGCGCCAGTTGTGTTTTCCTGCATTGCCGACTGACCAAGGGCTATATTGCCTGACCCTGTTGTCGTTTTGTATGCGGCTAAGTAACCGACGACTGTGTTGTTATTGGCAGTTGTATTAGAATACAGTGCTTGTGAACCTAAGACAGTGTTTTGCGTACCCGTAGTATTACTGTACCCCGCCTGATAACCAACAGCGGTGTTGCGCTCTCCTGCTCCTGTATTTGCATAAAGAGACTGATAGCCTACAGCCGTGTTGTATGAGGCGGTGGTGTTGAGTTGGAGAGCAGAACTTCCAATTGCTGTGTTATATGCGCCAGTGGTGTTGGAGGAAAGCGTGTTATATCCAACGGCTGCGTTATAAAATCCTGAGGTGTTCAAGTTTAAAGCCACTGAACCCATTGCCGCATTACCATACCCATCAATGTTTGATGCAAGCGAAAGGCGACCAAATGCGGCATTGTTATACCCAGTGGTGTTTGCGGTCAGCGATTGATAACCAGACGCTGTATTTCTGTCTCCACTCGTATTAGCCGCCAAAGCACTAGCACCCACCGCAGTGTTGGTAGACACAGCACCAGCACCACGACCAACAGTGACTCCATACACGGTCAAGTCAGTACCAGAGTACAACAGGTTGGCAGAGTCTTGGAGTAAGCCAGATGTACCAGCATATGTCACACGACCTGATGTCAACGAACTCAGAGTTAAACTAGCACCACCAATAGTGCCTGTAAGCGTAGGGCTTGCAGACATAACAACATTACCAGTACCAGTGATGGCGTTGCTCACCAAGCCTTTAGAGCCATCGGAGAACACAGCACGAGAAGCTGTGAGGCTAGACAAGATAGGCTGTGCTGTAAAGGTAGCCACACCAGTGACAGCCAATGTGCCACCAATGCTGCCATTACCTGCTAGAAATAAGTCTTTAAACTTTAAAGCAGAGCTACCAATGTCTACAGTGTTTGTAGTTTTAGGAGCCAACAAAGTGGCAGAGATAGTTACATCCTGCGTTGGACCAAGCGCAGTGATGGGAGCGCCTTCACCAGAAGTACCATCGTGGTTGTGTCCAGTGGATGCATTGAAGGCATCTTGAATACCATCAAACTCATTATCTAAGTCGGCAGCATTAATAACATTACCGTCAGCAATATTATTGGTAGTGTCTTTACGAACATAGCCCGTCATAGTTATTCCTTATCTTCTATCATGTGTGGCATACTCTAGCGTTGCAGCGTCCAGAGAAAACGGAGGGTCTTGGCTATCAGAAACAAACTGTAAAGATACAGAGAATCCAGAACCAACAACCTGTGTTTGAAATTGTTTCTTCAACTTATCACCATAAACAGTTGTGCCATACTTAGCACCACTGCTACCATAAAAACCTACACTACCTGCGCTGTTTGACAGCGTTATTGTTGAAGGCTGAATGGACCCCTGATCGTCAAAATCTAGCTTTAAATTCACTGATGTTGTAACAGATCCTTGGGGATCTGTATAGAGGTAAAGCTTATAAAAAGTCTTTCTTATTCTAAAATCATTGATAGGTACATAGGGGGTGGCAAAAGAAGCAATGATGTTCGAGCCATTAAAGCTATTGCCTTGTTCCATCTCATAAACAAATCCATCATTATTAGCAAACACAATGGTTTCTGTTTGGTTCTGATAGTCACCATCCGCTACATAACATTTAAAGCCAACCAGTTCTGCCCAAGCAATACCACCAGTGGCTTCACCAGCAACTTGTGTACCTAATATGCCTTTAGCATTTGACGCAGTGATACTATCATTATAACCAAATATTCTATATTGTGACTTCTGTTTAATAACACAACTAGCAAAAGCAGAATGGGCACTAATCAAAGAAGTTGTCTCAGGCTGGATGGGTTTAGACACCACCCCTAAGCTGAAGTCGCCAATACGATCTGTAGCACCAAGTAGTCTAAGCCCTTCTGGACCTAAGAACATAACATCACCACCCACCTCTTGAATGGTGTCTGGAGCTACACAACCTACATTCTTAGTGACTGGCTGCAAAGAGAAGTCTTGAATGGTGGTTCCAGCAAGCTGACTAATAGTCTTGTCTGTAAAGATGATTAATGTTTCTCTAAAGACAATGATGCCAGTGATTAAGCCACCAATATTAATAATGCCAGAGCCAGCAGCAGCAGTGAAGTCATCATCTGTATAAGGAGCAGTGAAGATAATCTTCTCATCCTTAGCAAAGAACAATTGGTTCTTATGGCTAATAACAAACTGAGCACCTAAAATATCTGTTGTCTTATCTGACAACACTTTAAAGGTTGTACCATCATAAATGAATGGATAGTTTGTACCATCAACACCAACTATTCTTTCAGTGTTGCTAAGTCTATATTTACTAAATCTAGTTTTATAGCTGCTTGTTCTATTAGCAGATAACCAAGTGACAGCAGCATTGTCTGCTGGGCTTGATGCTAATGCTGGATAGATGGAGACAGTGGCTGCTGTGGATGTAACAGTTGGAACTGCCAACACTGTATACACTAGTTCAATACCAGCAATACTAAAAGTATCACCAATCTGGGGAGCCTTAATAAGTCCATCAAGAGCAACAGTGCTTCCTGTTTGACCCGCACCATTAACAAGCACAGTGCCATAATAAGGAACACTAATTTTAGTGAAGCCTGTACCAGTGGTGCTGTAAATGTCAGCATTCCTAGCAGCAACAACAGTGCTGTTCCAAGCAGCTATACCCTTCACTGTGCCTGTATGGGAAGTGAATGTGACAGCAGCTTTATCTGCTGGACTAGATGCCAGTGCTGCTGTAAGGGTGACAGTGGCAATCTTGTAAGTGGAGTTGTAGGATACACCAGCAGCAGCAATGGTGTATGTGCCTGTAACACCAGCAACGGTGAATGTGCTCCCTTCCACAGGAGCAGTTAATATGTTAGAGATGATTAGTGTAGTGCCAGTCTGTCCACTTCCCTGCACCTTAGGATTGCCATAAGCAGGAACAAAGGCACTATCGTATTTGTTATAGCCTTCAATACGCATATAGCCACCATCCACAGAAGGCTCAAAATTCTTTAAGAGCCTTGCGCTTCCGGGAGCTTGAGTGCCCTGCTGTAGTGGAGATAGATTTGAAATCAATCCACCACGGAACTCAAAGGGATACGTCTGCCATCCGTCAGCCATTATTTAACCCTGTCGCCAACCCAACCAAAGGCAGTGGATTGTGTGATTGCAGTGGACTGCATATATACATATCTATTGATGAGAAGAATCCTCATCTTCTTAATGCCTTCATCAAACTTAGTTTTAGCAAGACCAGCCGCTTGTTCATTACTTCTAAACATATAAGCATGGTACATAGCACCATCAAGAATGACTTGTTTAAATCGTTCAGGAACAGAAGGAACATCGGTAGCACTAGCAAGATCTACAGGAATTCTGTAGTATTCATAAGCAATTTCATATGCTTGATCTGGAGCAGGAACAACACCCCACTCTAAGCTTGGTGCATGAAACACATAAGAAGGAACTTCCCGCTTAGAAGAGTCTGTAGAATATTCTTGATCTACAAAGCGCTGCAGATAATCATCATAGGTAATAACACCTAGTCTCACTGTGTCGTTAGAAAGCGTAGCATCTTCTTTAATTCTAAAAGTATCAAAGTCGATGGTGCTTGCATCAGCAGGGAAAGCATATCTAGTTGTACCCGCTGTCAATGTCTCTTCAGCCAATACATGATTGAAGGGCCATTCATAGTGAGTATGATTGATGTCACGAATAGATGCATTTACAGCATCTTTAATATGTGCATAAAATCCTGTAGCAGTGCTGAAGTTTGCAGAAGTAAGTTCTACTTCATTCAACCTTCTATTCACTTCATTGGTCAACCCAATATAGTCATATGCCATATCATTGTTCCTTAACTCGTAAGCGAACTACTCGCTCTGCAACATTACCACTGCTATCAGTGATGCGGCAATAAACTTTGTATTCAGTGTTGTTAGTGCCTAAGCCTAAATTTATTGTAGTGACACTACCAGAAATAGTCTGTGCCACATTCTGAATACCGTTAACAGTGTTACCTGCTGTGATGGCTGTCTTAACTCCAGAGCTATTATCTACAAACCAAGAACAAGTACTTATTGTTGCACCATTCAAAAACCTAGACCAGTCTACACTGTAGTCTAAGGTTTCATCTGGATCTTTATTGGGCCATCGAAAAGACATTATTAAACTCCTACTCCACTAAAGCACTTCTATCAGCACTAGTAGATCTTCTATATGTATATGCTTGTCTAGGCTCAGTAGCCACATATGATGTTCTATCATATCCAGTAGGTTGTCTATCTACATACACCCTACGAGACTCAGCCATCACTAACATTGTTCTCTCTTTTGCTGTGCTCTGTCTCTCAACATACACAGTGCGTTTTCTGTCATATAAAGAAGCTACAGCAGCATAATCGAATACAGTAACTGTAACAACCACTGTGCCAATCTGCCCAACAGCTTCTAAGCCATCGAATGTAGGTCTAGCATTATTAGCAACAACTACATCGCCAAGCTCTGTTGTACCAGCTACACCAGCTATTGCTACTAAAGCCTTAGCTATTGCAGTAGCGCTACCTAGATATCCAACACCTTCTACACCTACTAAGTTAGTAGCTGCCTTAGCAACCACTACTACACTACCTAATGATGTTGTAGCTTCAATTCCATCAACAGGAATCCTGTTAATCGATCTAACCTCTACAGTGCCTATTGCTGTTGTAGCTTCTACGCCTGACAGCAATGTAACTGCCTTAGCTACTACATCAACACTGCCTACACTACCAGTTGCAGCTACACCAACTGCTTCTGCTATTGCCTTGGCAACAACAGTAACACTACCAACATTGCCTGTAGCTGTTAAACTAGTTGGCGATACTGTGCAGCCTAAGCTAAACGATACAGCATCATTAACAAAACCAGTTGCTGATACACCAACTAAACTAGTTGTAGCTACACCAACAACTCCAACACTACCTGTAGCACCGACAGCTACTAAACTAACAACTACATGATTAGCATCACCGCTAATAACAACACCACTATCTGATGTTGCTGTCCCCTGCACCCCATCTGGTACATATGCAACATTGCTTATGCCATAACGAGAAACCCCGTAGACACCAATGCCGTATATAGCACCCGACCGGGTTGTCGTAGCCATTACTACGACCCCTTATGCAATACGGACAATAGCGTTGCTTGCGTCTGCTGTTGGGAATTGAATTACAAAGTCACCGTTAGTTGATGTCTTATCACCACCAAAAGAGATGACAGCTACAGCATTAGTTGTACCTGATCCACCATCAGTGGTTGTGTTATAAATCAAAGCACCTGCAGCGGTGATGGTTGCACTAGCCCAAGTAGCATCAGCAAAGTCAATGAATGCTGTAGTGCCACTGCTAGTTGGATCAATGTTTGTAAGAGCAATACCGCCAGCAGTGTAGCCAGTGCCTACAACTTCGTTAGATGTTGTATAGGCAGTAGTGGAAGCACCAAGGGTTGCTGAAGATGTGTACAAGGCAATCTTAAATGTGTGACCGCTTGTAGTGTTAAAGTCATGTTTGCGCTCAAGCAGTTCTTTTTTAAAGCTTGTGCAAAGGGCAGAAGTAATAGCCATTAGAGAATCCTCTTAGTTTTAAAAACGCTCTCTAATAGAGCATACAAGAATGGGAGAGGCGGTTAAGCCCCTCCCACATCACCTAGCTATTAAGCCAGTTGCTCACGGTCAACGGAAGCTCGTGCAGGACGACCATCGACATTCATCAAGACAGCCCACACACGCACTTCACCAGAGGTGGGAGCAGTAGTTGCAGTTGCAATCAAAATGTCAATAGTGTCAGCAGTAGCAATGACGATAGGCTGGAAAGCAGCAGCGTTCTGGGCATAAGCACCAGCAGCAGCAGCGTCAGCATCGAAGCCATCAACGAAGTTGTCAGCGTCAACACCAGTCACGCCCAAGTCAAATGTAGTGTCGTTGGACTCACCACCGAGGACGGTGATAACTTCCATACCAGCATTCAAGATGAGGGTGTTAGCGGGAACACTGAGAGCTTCGATAACGTCAGCAGCAGCCAAGGCAGAACCTTTAGCTGTAGCTGCAGCAGCGAAGTCAACGGTAACATCGACCAAGTAAGGGACAGCACCAGCGGTGCGACCAGCGGAGGCTGCACCAGCCAAAGTTGTAATAGTTGCCATAATGTTTCTCCTTAAGCAGCGTTGTATTTAGCAGTGACGATGCCTTCAGGACGCAAGATTTTGCGACCATAAAGATGCATACCACGCACGATGTCAGCGAAGCTGTCTGGATCACGATATGTTTCAGTCTTGGTGATTTGCTGAGCAGAAGCAACAGCAGAATCATGACCACCAACAATCACGCCATAGTTGGAGTTCTGGTTAGCAGTACCAGTAGTACCGGGGCCAGTGCCAATCTTGGGCAAGTTGTTAGAAACATAGATACGGAAGCCATGCAGGTTGTTAATGACCAAGCCGTTCTGCAAACCAGAACCACCAAAATCACCATTCAACAAACGGCTGTCTTCGTCTTTCAACATTTCGATGAACACGGGATCGACCACCAACCAACGACCAGCAGAGTCAACAAACTGTTGATCCAACAAGCGACCCATACGAGCAATCACCATCAAAGGAGAAGCTACGTCTGTAGGCAAAGCTGTTGCACCGGGAAGGCGAGGAGCCAAAGGAATGGAATGATCACCAGCAGAACCTGTAGTGATGTTACCAAAGCTACCCTTCTTCAACTTCATAGAAGCCAAGAGTTCGTCAGAGCCAGCGGCAGTGACGGCCTTAGTGCCAGAAGCAGAAGTACGGGCTGTATCAGGATTCACATGCTTGGCAGACTGTGAGAAGCCAGACAAGTAACCCAATACGTCTTGGTCATACTGATCACGCAAACGATACGCAGCACGATCAGAAGCCATCTGCATGAAGTTCACATGTGAGTGAGCAGCTTCGATGTCATCAATCTTGAAAGCGTAGTAGTTGGCTTGGTCAACAACCAAGGTGAAGTCTTCATCATTCAGATCTTGAGCAGTGATCTGTGTACCACGAGCATAGCTCTGGACAGACACTTCAGGTTCTTTAATGATTTTAACACTGTCGCCCATGTTTGCGATTTCACCAAAGTAATCGTTATTGGTGATGTCTTCAACAGTAGACGCTTTACGGAATGCAAGTTGTACTTGCTTAGAATAGATTACGGGGCTAAAATTGCCATTAGGCAAATTGCCGTAACCGGACGCACTTGGAAAAGCCATTTTAATATCCTCCTAGATATGTGTTAGGCATATAATTAAATACGCTCAACATCACCACAGAGGCTGTATTTGATGGGTGTGTACAGAACAGGGATGCCTCCGCTTGTCTATACAGGCCAACAAACTTCAGGTTGTTCTGACAGTTTATTGTTTTGCGTGACGAAATAACTCACTATAGGGTATGGTAGCTAGCATGTGTACGGCCTATAGAAGCAAGACTAGATACCTAGTCCTGCTTAAAGTTATACCAGTTGTTTCAGGTTTGTCAATACTTAACGAGCGTTACCGCTAATATCGTATACAAACTTACCTGATTGTAATGCTTTAGCAATAGCTTCTTGGTTCTTTTCATACTCAAAGGTAGACATTTTGCTTACCTGTGACTCATAAAAGACACCATCTTTGCTTTCGCCAGTAGGCGCAGAACGACTACCACGGGTGTTAACACTCTCTGCCGCACCCTTATCTGAGTTAGTCTTTCTCGTCTTAATGTTCTTATCAGCCTTGTAAAGATCAATGGCACGAGCAGCAGCCCTTGCATCACTGTCATTATCATACAAAGCGTCTTGCACCCACTTAGGCTGATCTTCAACCCAGTTGTGGAAGTCATCATCATCACGGATGGAGTCGAAGTCTGGATGCAAACGCATCAATTCAGCTTCTGCTTTCTCTTTAGCTGTCTGATGTTCACGTTCATCAAGCTGTTTAAAGCGCTCATCCAATGCCTGAGTTTGCTCCTTAGCCTTTTTAATTGCAATGGTTTCAACAATCTTTGCAACATCAGGATAGGTTTTAGCCCACTCGTTCAACTCTTCCTCACTCTTAGGAAGTTTAATTTGTTTCTCTGTACTGCTCTGTAGCTGAGAACGCAGTTCATCAATTTGTTTTTGCAATGTCACTTGCTGTTGCTGAGAATGTCTACGCAGATCTCCGTAACGCTTCTTAAAGCTTTTCTCTTCTGCGCTTAAGTTACTATCATCACCATCGTTTCCTTCTGGTGGATTGTTCTTATCTTCAGCCAAGCGCTTAAGCTCTGCTTCCTCTTGTTCAATACGATCTTTGTTAGCATTACGCTTACCAAAGGGAGAGAACGCCTGAGCCTGTTGGTTCTGGTTAATCACTGCTTCTGTCATATTTACCTTTAAGTTGGGGCTAACTGTAGCTGCATTGCAGGGAGATAGGTAGCCATATGGTGGGAAATTGTTGATACTCACCAGCCCACCTCTGGCTTGAGTATTCTAATTATATAGTATTATTTCCTAGAAGCAATGCCTCTTTTTTGAGCAGATGTTGTCTTTTTAACACGCTTAGTAATAAGACCACCTTTAGCTACAGCAAGAACTTGAGCTTCTTGTTCCATAGGTTTAGCTGCAAAAGAGCTACCAAAGCCATCGACAGCAGTCATACTTGCTCCACCTACATATGGTGTTTCTCCACTTGCATCAGCTTCACCACCACCTACTTCACCACCACCAGCTTCGCCTCCACCGCCAGCAGCTTCACCACCACCCCCACCAACAGCAGCTTCACCACCGCCCGCAGCAGCTTCACCACCACCAGCCACAGCTTCACCGCCACCAGCAACAGCTTCACCACCACCAGTATCTTGGCGACCTGCAGTAGGCTCACCGCTAGTCAAACTATCAGCACCTGCACTACCCCCTTGACCACCAAGAGCTATGTCAGTGGCGGTTTGTTGAGAAGCTGGCTCTGCTGCTTTAGCTTCTGTATTTGCAACAGTATTGGCAGCATCTCTACCAGCTTGAGCAGCTTCAGAAGCTGAGCCACCTTTGACAATAGTATTTGCAGCAGCTTGGCTTGCAGCACCGACAGCAGCATCACTCATACCACTACTGGTGGCTTCAGAAGCAGCTTGTGAAGCAGCCGTAGCAGCAGTGCCTCCAGAGCCTCCTGCAGAGACAGGACCTGCTGTAGCTGCTGGTTGTGTGGCGTTTAGATTTGTACCACCAGTGTCAGCAATGGATGCTGAGAAAGCTTTAGCAGAGCTAGTAGCTAGAGCATTATTAACTCGTCCGGCTACGCTCAACAAAGGATTAACAATACCAGCAACAGTCATCACTGTTCTATCAATAGTATTAGGTGTCACAGATCCATCTGGATTTAATGTGAAGCCACCTATTCCTGTACTTACAGCACCTGTATCAGTGGCGGTAATAGAACCACCGTAGGAATTAACACCTTGTCCTTTGTCTCCCATAAAGGCAGCATTAACAGCAGGACCAGAAGGAGTAGTTGTTTCCGCAGGTGTAGTAGTTGCAGGTTTCGCTGCAGGAACATCAGGTGTAACTACATTAACTGCATTAATTGTATTGGGAGTTATAGATGTAGGCATAGGTCTGCCTCCACCCCCACCAGTTGCAACAACATTTGTTGGGTTTGCTACACCTGTCGCAGGTGCTGCGGGTGTTGTAGCTGGTCCTGCCATTCTACTTGCAGGGTTTGCATCAACAACAGAATATCCTGAAGGAATCCTACCAGAAGGCTTACCATTGAAATAGGTCATGTACAGAGAATCACCAGCAGCATTCTTCAAAAGTCTTACATCATTAGCTGGATTTGTAATGGCTGTTCTTTGAATGTTGTACTTAGCTAAGATGTCTTTGCTTGCCTCTGGTACTCTAACAACACCGCCACGAGCAAACTTAGGCTCACCCATTTGCTCACCATCAACCTCAGACATGATGTCATCAATCTCTGATTCAAAGCCTTCATCACCTTCATGCAAAGCTTCTGGATTTTCTACTTGATCAGCATTACCCATCTGACCAATCTCTGCCATTCGAGACAATCCCTGCTTAGCTTCATCACGAAGTTTCATCAATCTTTCAAGACCAATGTATCTAACAACATCAGCAGGAATAACAAACTCTCCCTCGCTAAGCTTAGCATCAATATCATCTCTCACTTCATTCTGTAGAGATCCGGGAGGAACTTCATTACCAGACACAGGATCTACTGTGCCGCCTTCATCATTCATGCCGCCTTCAGCAAACAGTTTATTCATATCGCTCACAGTGCCACCTTTATTGTAATTAAGTCTATCATCGGACCCACTCCATGATCCTTTATTAAAAATGGATTTGGCTTGAGCCGGATCAAAAATTATGTAGGAGTCTTTTGCTCCATACTTTTTCATTAGTGTTTCGTCATCATAATCTTGAAGTTCATCAATCTTTGCAGACTTCTGTTTCTCTGTTCCTTTTAGATTAAGACCTTCTCTTTTATTAAGATAGACAATACCGTCATACCCACTACCTTTAATTAAATCAACAACAGCTTTATTCCGTTCAATAATAGAAGGGATATCTTCTATTTCATCAATAAGGTCTTCATCAAACCCCCCTCTTGATCTTAACTGATCTAATACTTCAGTGCTATCAAAGCTACCATAGTCATTCAACCTTAATGGGTTCTTTACATCTAAGTATGAGGGAACAACATTACCACCTTCTCTAGTAGCAAACTCATTAGCTTGATCTGCAGTTCCTATGTGTGTACCAATTTCTTGTGTCTTTGTTTTAGTATTAGTTGTATCAAAACTTTCAAAGTCTTTATTTCTTCCGTGATACATTACACGGGGATTGTTCTTTTCATCTACAACTGTAGTGTCTTTAAATTTAGCCTTAAAATTTTTATCACTTTCTTTCTTAGGGACAAGCGTTGTCTTAATATACTCAGTAACATCTTTAGGAGATATTTTGTCAGACTTAGTGACAGAGTGTTTCGTAACCAAGTCAGCCATTGAAAGCGCTGATTTAGTTGTTTTCTTTGTTGCCGCTTTAGCTACCTGTGTTGCTAGTCCCATTATTTATCTCCTTTAGTTAACATATTATTTGTGTACATTAACTTCATCCTTAAGATAACTTAGTCTGCGTAAAGCAGCAATGGCTCCTTGAGCCTTTCCAATCTCACGAACATCAGTAGCTTGTTCTAAGTTTTTATGCTGCTGAGCAATGTCAGCATCTAGCATCTCTAAGAACGCTTCCCATGTAGCGTTAGTGTTTACAAAGCCTTTAAGCTTGGGGAGGTACGGCTTGGACATTACCAGCAAATCCTTGTTCACCCGGCACTGGTGCAGCACCAACGCCAATATTTCCACCACCACCACCAGTCATATCAGCCACTGGAGGTGGACCACCAACAGGAGGAGCACCCTCTGCTGGAGCAGCAGGAGCAGTAGCTTGCTGCATCAACAATGCTTGACGCATTGCTTCTTCCATGTTGTTAGTAACCTTGTCTGGATCTAAGTCCATACTCTTAGCAATCTCACGAATGATGTAGGGAAACTTAGCAAAGGGCATCAACGCTGGAGAACTAGCAATCTGCAAAAACTGCATCAAGCGTTGGCTTCTCACCTCATTAGCCATCAAGCTTTCTGTACCTCTAGCTGTAACTTCCAAGTCTCCCTTAATAGATTTATCAAAGTCAAATTGCATGTTGAAGCTAAAGAAAGCTTTACCCAACGGAGCTAACAAATAATCATCCACATTCTTGATGATGGTTTTAACACTGCCAGAAGCAGCATTCATCAACATAGAAATGCCAGAGGCTGTTCTACCCACACCACTCACACCTGTTTGTCCGTGTGAAAAGGATGGCATACCTGTAGACTCGTCAGCAAGTTGTCTTGCCTTATCAAACAGTTGCAAGTTCTCAGCAGCTACGTTAGGAAACTTAGTACCAAACAAGCTTTGACCGGGTGCACCACCCTGTCGCCTAAACACTTTACCCGGATATACAGTCATGTCCTGTCCGGGAACAAGGTTGGTTTCATCAACCTCAAACACAAGGTTGCCAGACAACACAGCATTATCCACCGCCATACGCATAAAACCATTCATGAGGGTCTGGGTGTCGTCCATGTTTTCGGCAACACCAATGCCAAATAGAGAGTAGGGGTTTAGTTCGCAAGGAGCCGCATAATACGGAATGTTGGCTGGCTTAAATGGATTCAACACTAAGCGCATAATTTTGCCATTGCAAAACCACACGTTAGCTTGAAGTTCTTTATAGTCTTCCAATTCCTTTGGAATTGTAATGTCATTCTCGTTGAGCATCTCAACATCAACATTACCCCAATATTCCAACACTTCAAATCTATCTGTACCTAAGTTGGGAGCATAGTCTCTTAAGTCATCTTCCCAGTACTTCTTAACATAAGAAGCACCAGCTTCAATAACTTCTTCAATGACAGTAGCCCTAAACAAAGGTCTGTTCTTCAAAGCTCTAAGCTGTGTAGCACTTAGCTTGTGACGCTCAATAACATACTGAGCTTCTTCCATATTGGTAGCATCAGGATCAGGATAGAAGTTCCAGATAGACACATGTGATGTTTCTGGTACTGTCTTCATCTCAGGCTTATATGTACCATCCTCATCCCAGTTTGGATATTCCTTAGTCTTAGCAAAAGGACCCTTCATGATGCCTGTACCAAAAAGAGACATCTCAAAAGCTGTAGAGCGTAGATGCTTATTAGCACCACTCTCATCCAACTGGTCATGTATCTTCTTCTCCATCTTCTTAGCTGCCACCATAGCAGGATGGAATGTAATGGATGAAGGAGTTACACCCGGACCTTCTTTTAAATCTTTAGTATCTTTGAGAACATCCTTCAAAGGACCAAGCTTGTCCATCAATGATGAAAGTGTAGCACCCGGTGCTAGATCTTTACCATCACCTTTGTAACCAAAAGGAGAAACTACTTCAGGCTCAGCACCTTGTGGTGCTTTAGGATCGATATGTACAGAATCAACTACGCCTTCTGGCAATACAGTTGGATCAACACTAAGAGGAAACTTGTTATTGGCAAATAACACATCAGTGATTTGACCATATGCTGCAAGCACCTTGGTCTTTGTCACTTTAATAAACACACGAGACTTCTCTGTCTCAGTAAACTTAACATCAGGACCATAAAGCCCACGATAGTTACGATAAGCCCTTAACCAACGCTCTTCATCTCGTCTACGGCTCTCTTCAGACTTTGTATATCTTTCATTTAGATAGACTAAAAGAGAACTGCCCATAAAAGGAGCAGCTTCATTTTCTTTCTTGTCTCCTAAACTAATAGACTTATCGTCCATAAAATTATTTGTTGCCATAAATACCCTTTAATACCCAAATGTGGGATCTGCCATCTTCATCCCAGAGCCAGCAGAATTTAATGGATTGTAATCGAACAAACTACTTCTAGGTCTGCTCATTACTCCATAACGAATAGCATCATATAAGTGATCTTCAGCTTTAGTATCAATATCTTCTGGATTCTTCTTGTCCAAAGGTATGATGGGTAGCTGAGCAATCGTATTTACACAGTTGCTTGTTATAACTAGTCTTGGTTGATCTGTAAAGGGGTCACATTGTAAGCGCCTATGCAGCTCATTCTTACCAGACACCCTACTTCCAGCACTTCTATCCGCTGGTCGCCATCGACACCCCTCTGCAATCATCTGTTCTGCCAGTGATGGACCAGTATCACCACGCTTATGCCAGCAACTACTGTCCAACACACCATATCTCATAGGACCATCGTTCTCTTCAGCCCTCATCACCATGTGAGCGAGGTCTTTGGCAAGAACTTTGCTAACATATAGCTCACGATAGATAACCAATTGCTCACTTGGAGACACAGCAAACCACACCACAGCACTATAACTTCCATATCCATAGTCACAAGCCCTAAATTTAGTCCAATTACTCGGAATGTGGAACGGTTCCACTACATGTATCTGCCTATTAAACTCAGGGAAGGCTGCACCTTCAGCAATATCCCAATTGCCTTCCAACAATTGCTTCCTTTGATGCTCAGGTAGTGACAACAACATGGTTTCATAGTCACCTGTCTGCATCAAGTAGGGGTTATCCGTCAACATAGCAGGGATAAACCTACGCTTAAACAGTGGTAAGCCCTCTTTGCTGTGTCCTTTGGGATACACTAGGGTGGTTCCACTCTCAATATCAGTGGCATCAAAGGCTTTACCTGCGGGAGAAGGGTCAATAAACATCTTCTTCACCCAAGCATGACCCGGACCACCCGGATTTGTTGTAGCTCTCATGAAGATTGGTAGGTCTGACGCTGCTGTACGCAAGCGAGAACGCATATAGTTCCACGGAAATGGCGTATGCCACTGCGTCAACTCATCAAAACCAATCCAGCTAAACGCCAAACCCTGATATCTCAACACATCTTCGTCTCTATCAAGGTAGGACATCCATAGCCTAGCCCCTGATGGTGCTTCCCACTGCATCTTTCTCTCACTCCACTTGATGCCGGGATAAATCTTTGGATAAAGCTCTTGGCTTTTCCAGATAAGTTCTCGAAGTTCTTCTGTTGTGTGACGCAGAAGCAACCCAGAAAACTGTGGATGCACCATATATCTCAGTGGATCAGCAAGCATGGCATAAGATTTACCTCCACCAGCAGCACCACCATACAACACTTCCCTCTCTGACGAAGCTAAGAAGAATGTTTGAGGCCCGGGATTGGGCTTAAACAACACTTCTCTCTCATCAGCTAGTGGTAGCGGTGTCTCCTCCGAGCTTGCTATCGATATATTGGGTAAGCTTGGTGTAGCTTTCTGACTCGAAGTATCCTGACTGGTCTTCTTTGCCGAGCCTCTTTTCGTACCTTTGCGCTTGCTCAAGGGCTTTTTGGAGCCTTCTGGCAAGGTTGCGGTAAGTAGTGGATTTGTATCCGTGTTTTCGCTCACTCTTAATTCTCTTTAAAAGACCAACATGACTTATCTCTCTGCCACTCACCTTAGTTAACCAAGCAGCTACCTGCCTAGAAGGATATTGTTTTAAATGCTTCTTAGCTTTTTCTAGCGCTTCAAGCTCTGCAGGTATTGGCTGCAAGAGGTCAGGATCTGTTTCATCTTGTCGGTAGCCAAAAGGTATAGTTCTTCCAATTTTTGGAATAGGTACATATGTTTCCTTATCTTTGGGCTGTGGCAATATCCAAGCCCCTAAGTCTCTCTCACTCACTCTTATCTTTGGCAGGTAAAATCATAATTCCAGAAGGAGCTTCAATCTGAACCTTATCTGTTTTTACCAAGCCAGCCCTGTCTAACAAATCCTTAGCAGCATTGAGCTTCTCTTTCAAGCCTAGCTCTGTAGGATCGGCAATGCCACTCACAACAGCCATAGCTGCACGAGGAGCATTCATAGCAATGTAAAGCTGTGTAGCCTCAATCACTTCTTCCTTCAAGGTGTCCATAATCATCTTGGTAGCATAGCCTTCGCTATAGCCAGCAAGCTGCCTAGCCTTAGCAGGGTTGCCCCCAGCCTCAGCAAATAACACCTCAATGAATTTTTTCTGTTGTTCGTTTAGTTCTCTTTTAGCCATATGTTTCCTTATACCCTAGTTGCTGGATCAAAATATTCTTCAACAGACACCGTTGCATCCATTGTGCTGCCAGCCTCAGGAGTGATGTGTAAATAATCACCAGCATTAAGAACAAGGTATGCTTGGTCAAGCTTTAAAAAGTTATATCCAGATATTGTGTATCCACCAACTATAACGTAGGATAGTCCTGTAGAGGTGTCATGCCAATCTATCCGTACTGTCTTATTACCACTTGTGTTGTTACAAACAAATACCAACTCCACCTTAGCAGTGAAGTTGTTAGGGCAGGTATAGACAGTGTTGGCAGCACCTGCTGTCAGGTTTTTACCAACACTTCTAAATCTAGAAGCTCTTGTATTATCTATCATTTCTTCTTAGGCTTTACTTTTGCTTCAGACAAAGCAATGGCAATGGCTTGCTTAGGGGAGGTAACAACTTTACCACCTTTACCAGAATGCAAAGACTTGTCCTTAAACTCACCCATCACTTTACCAATCTTAACTGTTTGCTTTTTAGTAGCCATCATTTACCCTTAATAGGGCCACCACTTTTCCATGCATCGCATGTCCTAGCAGCAGCACAAGTGAATTGAAACAAATCACAATAGCCTAAGTCAGCAGCAGCTACAAACTCTTCGTCATAAGACAATTCATCTTTAGCTTCATCCTTCTCTAGCCCACCAATAATACAAGCCATCATGCTATCTGTTTGAATGAAGGCAGAACAATTACCACACTTCATATCTTTGATATCATCATATGAAGCGTTATACATCTTCATCTTAACATCCCAAAACTCTTTATTCTCAGCTTCGGGATTGGGAGGACCATAACCATACTCTTTGAAAGCTATGTTCCTATTCTCTAAGTTAATGTGAACATCCTGCGTTGCAGCAGGACATCTCTTCTTAACCAGTGCCATCAGCACTTACCCTTCTTAGCCATACCACCTTTATTCATCATAGCTTTACCTTTTGGCTTAGCCATACCAATCATAATGGCAACAACAGGCTTCTTAGCAGCACCACCCTTAGCCATCATGGTTGTTTTAGCTGGCATAGCATAACCACCACCCATCATCTTCTTTGTTTTGTTAGTGGCTGTACGGCTACCTCTAACAGGCATACCACCCTTAGCCAACTTAGCAGGAGCAGCAGGAGCCTTCTTTGTTTCTTCAAAAGCTTTACGCTCTAACTCATTAGCCCTATCCAAATAGGTGTTACGCACCTCTTGAGGAATGGAAGTGTCCTTAGCCTTCTCACGGTACATCTTAACTTTTTCTGCATCGGTAGCCATAGTTTCTCCTTTTAGTTACCACTTAACCTTGTCTGCCCAATATGCAGCAGACATCTTACCCTTGTTAATATTCTCAGCATGACGAGCTTTAAAGCTCTTCTGCCTAGCCTTGTCCTTAGCTGTGTCTGGACTAGAGCCAGCACCACTAACACCTTGTTGTCCAAACCTAATAAGCTTCACTGTATCACCCTCTTTAGCTAACACAGCATGACTCTTCGTTGGATGCTTAGGGGTTGCCTTAGGCTTGTTATACCCGCTAAACTCTTCAGTGCCTCTTTTAATCATCTAAATTTGCTCACTTTCTTAGCAATGGCTTTTGGCTGTTTAACAAACTGCTTACCAGCTTTATCACCAGCAGCCTTAGCTTTGTTAGTAGCAGCCTTCTCAGAAGGAGACAAACTCTTCCATGCAGCTTCAGGAAGATAACGCTTCTTCCCCTTAGAAGCACTACCATCACTGGTAGTCCATTTCTGCTCTGTCCATTCCTTCAAAGACTTCTGAGAAGCTTTCATTTATATCCACCACCCTTAGCTTTATATAGCTTAGCTACAAGCTGAGCCTTCCTAGCAGACCATTCACCAGCATCACCACCCTTACTACCAGCCTTCACACTAGCAACCAATGCCTTACGCATTGTAGGCTTGGTGTAATTGCCAGCAGCATTAACTGTGCTTTTCTTTGTTGCCATGTTGTTTCTTCTTTGGTAAGTGTCTATGTTCTTTCCAACCCTCAGCTCTCATTGCATCCTCTACAGCATCTAAAGGAAATACATATCCTGTATCTTTCTCCATTGCTGCTCTCACATAATAAACATCACTGTGGAACAAATGAAGCTTATCAGCATAGCCCCTATGTAGAGCTAATGAAGCTTGGGTGAACATGCTGTAGGGATATGTATTAGATAGTCCAGCATCTTCTAGTTGTTGTCTTGTATATAGGGTTGTTGCCATAATGCTTTATGCTAACACACATAGCCTAGCTAAGGTGGTATGGTAGCATTTATTGCTACACATAACAACCTATCCCAATGTATGTCTATAAGTGTTGTTGACTGTTTATATCACATAGTGAAATACAACCAACTATACCTAATATCTAGAACATACACCTAGAAAGCCCATAAGGGATGTGTTCATCTATGGCTGTTGTTAGCCCACCCTTTTAGCAACAGCTTTTAACAAGTACCCACATCAAGTCTAGTCTGGTCAGTGTAAGGTGTTACCACTGCCAGTATTCAGAGCAAGAACAACACAGTGGCCCCTATGTCATTCTCTCCGAGTCTTTTCTCTTCAGCAGCCGATTGCAAGCTCATTTCTTTACCCGTAGCCGGAAGGTAGCCTATACTTTTTCTTCGTATCGCCTGTATGTCTAAAGCATACATGGTGCAGGTAGTGGTAGTTTTACACACATTAAAAACAATGTCAAGCTTTTCTTTTAGAAAGCTTCAAATATGTTGTACCTCCCTAGACGATTGGTCCATATGGGGGGGT